AAGGCTTCCCTCCCAATTGATGCCGCCGCGGTCGATGCCAGGGCCTACGCCGTCGCTCACGATGCCGTCGCCGGGGCGCAGGTACGCATCCGAGATGCCTGTCGCCATCGGCACGGGCACCATGTTCACCGGGTACGCCGTGCGGAAGTCGGGCGTCGTCGTGGCGTAGATGCCGGACAGAAGAGGGATGTTCGCCATTTCACCATTTTTCCTTATTTGCCCAATAGGCCGCGCTCATCTTGCCCTTGGCGATGTTCGCCGCGTGGCGAGCCTTGAACGATGCGCGGCGCTTCTTGTCTGCGTCGCTTTCGCCCTTCGTCGGGGGTGAGCCGCTGACGCCTTGCTGGCCGAATCGGATGGTCTTCTCTTTGCCGCCTTCGCACGCCTTGACGACGTGCGACTTCGTGGCGTGCCCTGGGGTCCGCTTCGGCGTGTTGCACTTCATCGCAGCGCCCACGGCTACTCGTTCGCCGGGGCGGGTTCGAGCGGCACGTCGAGCGCCTTGCCGAGCACCTCGACGGACTCGGCGACGCCGACCGCTTCGGCGAGCTCCAGGAGCCCCGCCTTCTGCGCTCGATGCGCGACGATGACGAGGTTCTTGAGCGCGTGTTCGGGGGTCACAGTACGTCGCTCGGTGGCGCTGCCGGCGCAACGTCGCGCACGATCTCGATGATCGTGAGCCCGAGGACTTCGGCGGTGTATCGGTACAGATACTCGTCATCCGCGCCCCATGCGGCGTAGGCTGCGCCGTCGAGGGTGATCGTTCCGTTCGCCTGCGGTGCGCCTTCTGGCGCGGGGAGTAGGCACCAGTTGAACGCGGCTGAGCTGCCGGGGTAAACGGTCACGTTGTTGATTGCGAGCACCGTGGACGGCGCGGGAAAGGTCGAGACTGGGGAAATGATTGCGTACATTTTGGGCCGTTAGGTTGTAAAGTAGAAAAACTGATACGTGACGCGAGTGCACGCCGCGAAAGCCGGGGAATAGATGTTCCCCGCGCCAGCGACTCCGGTTCCGCTCGCACCGTTGTCGTTGTTTGTTGTGACAACGGCTTGATTCGCGTACGCGTTGATCGCGATGCCGGTCGGCATACTGATCGTCGCTCCGGCAAACGCGGAGACGGTTAACGCTGCGCCGGTTAGCTGCACGTGCACAAAAATAATTGATCCTACGCGAACGTACCGCGCATAAGTCACAACGGGCGTGACGCCGCCCCACGTTCCCGCCGCACTGAGCGTCGGTGTCCAGCCGTTGCCAGCCGTTGCCGCTGCCGGTGCCTCAAAGTAACTGTCGAGCGTATTCGGGTCGGTGTTGGTGGGGCCCGTGGCGAGTTTGATGCCTTGGCCTGACACGGCGGCGTTAAAGACAAGGGTCGCTGTGCTGCCGAGAGATAGCCCGGCTGTGGTGGCGGCGACAATTTCCGTGCCTGGAGATGTCGTGCTCGTTGCGCCCGCGTAGATTGAGACACGGGTCGATGCGTTCATGTTCCCGAGTCCGCCGCCGATATACATCAGCGTAGTACTCGCCGTGTTTGCGTATGAGCCGATCAAAAACGCATTCGCCGAGGCGTTCGTAAAGTGCGGCATAGAAATCGCGCCCACTTTTCCGGTTGCGTCTGTCCTGGATGTGTTGGTGCCCACGTCCGCGCCGATTCGCATCGCGCCGGTCGTCAAATAATCTCCATACGCCACGTCCAATTTCGTGCCCGGACTCGCCGTGGCGACGCCGACGTTGCCGGTCGCGTCCACGTAAGGCGATGCCGTCGCGCCCGTCGTGGTGCTGCCGCCTAGCGTCGTTGCGGCGGTCCATTTGGCGAGGTAGCCCGCGGCTCCGCTGCCGCTAGTAGGGACGCCCCCGCCTGATCCATTGATTCCTCGCAGCATTAGAAGCCCTCGCCAGGAATGACGTGGAGCGAGCCGCCGACGGCTCCGATGTACGTCAGCGAGTCGTGGTCCTGCTCTTTCGTGATGGTCACTTGCCCGAACGGCACCGGGTAATCTGCGGTCGTCGCCGCCTTCACTCCGTCGCTCGCCTTGTAGGTTCGCACGTAGACGATGACCGTCCCGAGGTTCGTGAGGCAGAGCGATTTCGAGGTAGCGCCGATGACTGAGTTAGCGGCAACCGCGCCAGGGGCGACGGTAATGCCTTGCGTGTACGCTGGATTGAAAGTCTGTAACGCGGCCATGATGCCTCAAATGAAGTAGGTTGCGACCATGTAGCGAGTAGAATTGCTCGCCGGAATGACAAACGTAGGCACTGCCGGCTTCTGAAAGAAGGCTCGAAAGAGTGCGCCATTTTTGGCGAGAAAAGTAACGAACCCGTCTCCGATTGGCGTGCCCGTTAGCAAATTCGCAGTCGGCGTGATGTATGCCGGGAAGTTGTCGAAGTAGTCCGTCGCCGAAGTGAAGGTCAGCGTCGAGGCAGCGGCGGTCGAAATGGTAATCTCAAGCGTGACTTGATTCCCGACGCGCTGATAGCGCCCGCCGAAGGAGACGATGCCTACGATGCCGACGCCGTTGTAGACGGGCGTGAAGGTGCCTTCTTGGTACGCATCAAGCACGTTCACGTCGGCAGACGCTGGGGCACTCGGGAGCCGGATGCCTTGCCCCGTGCCCGAGGCGTCGAACGCCGTGGTGACGGCCAGCAGCCTCACGTCGCCGCCAGGCGTAATCAGGAGGCGGTCGGCGACGGTGCCTGCGGAGCTCGTCGAGAAGGTTATCGTGCTTGAGCGCGTCGCGGCCCAGTTCGTTGTCGCGTCGACATTGATGCGCGCCGCGTCGAAGAATCCCGAGCCGTCGTAGGCTCGCGCCGAGAAGAAGCCGAGAGTATCGGCTGCGAGCACCGCAGCGGGGACGAGCAGATTGCCACGCGCGACGGAGGTTCGAAAGCCTGCTGTGCCTACTGCGCCGTCGGTGAAGTTTGCGGCTTGGACGACGACCGACCGCGGGGCTGTGCTCTGCGTGTTGACGACCGCCGAGATGATGTCGGCGTCGGAGGAGCTGTTGAACTGGTTGCCGTAGACGGCGAGCTTCTGCCCAACGATTGCCACGCCGCCGACTGCTGCCTCGGTGCCGTTATCGCGCACAATCGAATTGCCGAGCGTCGTAGGCCCCGTCCACTTCGGGAGAAAGCCGGAGGTTCCAGAGCCGACCGACGTAGGCTTCTCGGTCGTGTACCACGCAAGCGAGAGAACGTCGTAGCGCAGGGTCAGCGAGGCTCCTGCCTGGATGCCCGATGGTGCGCCGTTAAGGGCTGTTGCGCCGTTCAGCGTGAAGGTGAGCGCTGTTACCTCCTGCGAAGAGAACAAAACGATTTCTTGCCCATCTGCGGCGCTTGCAGCGGCAGGCAGGACGATGGTGCCGGTCGCCATCGTGCCCGTCGGCGTCAAGAGCACGAAGAGCGAGCTCGCCGTCGTCGGCAGCGCGAGCGTGAATCCTGCGAGCGTTGGCGATGCCGTCACGCGCTGAAAGGCTGGCGACATCCACGCGGATTCGATCCAGCTCAGGAGCGTGTTCAGCGACGCCTTGCGGCCCGAGCCGTTGACGGTCGAGTAGAGAATAATCTGATCGCTGCTGGTCAGCGTCGTAGAGCTTGAAAGTTGGTTCAGCGTCGACATTCTTAATACTCCGCGTCGAATTCAATTGCGTTGCCGCCCTCGACGATGACGTCGTCAGCCTGCGGCGGCTTGAGGAACGGCCCCCAGGACTGGCCCCATTGCTTGTTGCCTGCGCCTGCTGGCGTCTGCTGCGGGAACTGCATCATGCCTGGTCGCGCAGCTCGGATGAAGAGCGTGTTCAGCGCTTCACGAGCGCCCGTCATCGTCGCAGGCATGACTTGCTTACCGTAGCTCGGCGCAATCTTCATCGCGAGGTTCAGAATGATGCCTTCGTTCGCCCGGTCGGGCACGAGCGTCTGCTCGTCAAGGCTCGCGTATTGCGGCGAGTCTGGGAGTGGGTATCCGAGCAGGATGCCGCGCTCGTACCAGTCGGCCATCATCGTGTCGAGGCGGCGCAAAGCCGTCTGGAGGTCTTGAGGCGTTGAGTTGAACACGTAATCAGCGAGGCCGATTTCCGTCAGCGCTGCCTCGATGAACTGGCGCTTCGTCCAGCCCATCACGCACCGCCTTCGAGCGCCTTCGCAAGCTCAATCATCAGCCGCTTGTCGCTCCATCGCCCGTCAATCTTGAGCCCGAGCGACTCGCAGTGCGCTTCGAGCTCTTCGCGCGTTGGCGGGACGTCGTCAGCGGGTGCCGGAGCTGGCTCGGTAGGAGGCGGAGCCGGAGCGAGGAACGCTTCGGCAGCTTCGGGCAACGTGGCGAACCAGCCCGCAGATAGAGCAGCCGCAAGGTCCGCCTCGTCCGTAACTGGGTCGGCTCGGTACGTCGTTCCGGGTGGCCCCCAGTGCGGCCCCGGGCAGCGATAGACGAGAGTTGGGAAGTCCATTCACTTCATGCCCTTCATCGACTTGCCAGCCTTCTTCGCAGCAGTTCGCGCAGTCGAGAGCGCGACGGCGACGGCCTGCTTCTGCGGCATCCCGGCCTTCATCTCTTTCGAGATGTTCTTCGAGACGGAGCCCTTCGAGTAACCTTTGGTCATCGGCATGGCGGCGAAGATAGCACGCCGCAAGAAAAAAGAAGGGGCGACCGAAGCCGCCCCTTCTGATTCCGTTTCGCGCTGCTCAGGTCTGCGAGAACATCATCACGCCCGACATCTCGGGCTGCTTGTTGACGACGCCGAAGAGGCAATCGACGCGGAACTTCTCGGTGTTCGTGTTAATGTCGAACCACTTCGACGCAACGAGCTGGAGCCCGTTGTCGGTGGTCGCCTGCATCGTCGCGACGCCAGAGGCGGACGGAACGACGAGACGGCCTGGGAGAATTTCGAGCGCGTCCTTCTGCCAGAACGGGTTCAGGAAGTTCGTCACCGTGTTCAAGAAGACGAGCGCGGCGGTGGCCGAGGTCGTGTTCACGACGCAGTTCTGGTACATGAGCTCGGCTTGCGTCGCGCCCTGCGCCGAGATGACGGGAGGGCTGATGGTCATCGTCGTACCTGAATCGACCGACTGCACGCGGAAGGTCTTCAGCGAGCCGGTGTCGGTCTTCGTGATGTGATGCACCGCGTTCACGTTAGCGATCGTGAAGTAGTCGCCAGCGACGACGGCAACCGTCGACGAGACGGTGATTTGCTGCGAGCGGTTGTCGACGTTAATCTTCACGAGACCGTTGGTGCTCGTGGTCGTCGCGGCTGGCGTGTAGGCGATTTGGCCAACGCCTGCGGTCGAGCTGTTGACGGTGAGACCTGCGCCACCAGCAGCAGCCGTCTTGCGCTGCGCATAGTCGAACTTGAGCGTGTCGAATCCGCTGACGACGCCGATGAACGCGCGCTCGTAGGCGTTATCGCTCTTGGCGTTGCCGAAGGAACGCGATGCGCTTTGCAGGTCTTTCGCCATGCCGTTGTAGTCGCGCGTCGAGAGACCGAGGCTGCGGTCGTACGACGGCACGCCCTGCTCGTTGAAGATTTGATCGCACTGCGACACGTCGTCGAAGCCGGTCGCCGCAGCGGTGCGCTTCACGAAGAGCGTACCTTGCGCGGCAGCGCCGAGCAGAGCCACGTTCACGTCAGAGGCGAGCTTCTGCTTCGCGGCGTCGTAGAGACGGCCTTCCTGAAGCGCGTCGCGAAGGTTCGCGGCGGTGAGCTGGAAGGAGACGGTCTTCGTCGTGTTGATTTGCGCAGGCACGGTGAGCTGCGTGTAGTCCTTGAAGCCGGTCGCAGCGATTGACGAGCCTGCGGTGCCGTCGATGCTCGTCGCGATGTAGGGCTGCGGACGCCAGATGACGTTGTCCGTGCGTTCCATCGTCGTCTGGTCGGTCTGGTAGATGGTCGCGTTTTTCGAGATAACGAGACCGTCCTGGAAGCCTTCGAGGAGGTTCTCGAACGCGACGATTTCTTGCTTGCTGAATGCGTTTGCCATGGTGTGTCCTTGTGAAAACTACTTCGACGCGCTCTTGAGCTGCCGCTTGTAGGCGACGAGTTTGTCGGCGTTGCCGCTCTTCATCGCTTCGTCGCGGAGCCGCTCAAGAGTCGAGTCGGATGATGACTTAGGTGCAGAGCCTTTCGGCGTCTGTTCGGGGGTTGGAGGCTTCGCCTTGGGGCTAACTTTCAATTTGGTTTCCAGTTTCGCCACGGCGAATGCGAATCTTACGGGGTCGGTGATGGCCTTGAGCTCGGCGAGTTTCGCTGCGTCTTTCCCGAGCGCGTACGTGACGAGCGCGGGATTGTCGGAGCCGCTGACGATGATGCCCTGCTGGGTCACGTCGAGAGCCGAGGTGACTGCGTGTTCGGCTTCGTCGTAGTCGCGCACGCGGAGGGAGGCTTTCGCCTTCGCGTACCCGTCGAGTCGAACCTGCCACGCTTGCCGCTGGCTGTCTTCGCCTTGCTTCTGCCGCGCTGCGTGCTCGTCGGCAGCGCGCTTCCGCTCAAACCAGGAGCCGATTGCGGTCTCGTATCTTTCAGCGTCGTAGTCGTGGTCTTCGAGCTTCGGCTTCGCTCCTAGCGTCGGCGGTAGTGGCTCGCCTGGCGCTGCTGTCTTCAGCCTTGTCTCGTATTCCCTCACCTTGCGCTCTTGCTCGCGCAAGAGCTTCCGCAGCTTGTTCACCAGCTTAGGGTCGCGCTCCTCTGCTGGCTCGCTCGGCTGCGGCGTTGCGCCGCTGACGGTGACTGTCACCTCGTCTTCGATCGCGTCCTCGTCGTCGTCGTCGCGTGCCTCGGCGGTGTGCTCGCCTGCGGGCTCGACTTCTTCGGTCTCGGTTGCGGTTTCTTCAGGTGTGCCAGTCTCCTGCTCTTCGATTTCCATCACGTCTCACGTCACTCGGGCATGGGCTGCCCGGATGCCTGCGTCGGCGTTCGCATGGTCGTTGCTCGTGCGATCGCCTCGGCTGTCTTAATCGCTTGACTCTGCGCGGAAATGTTGACGCTTGCAAGCGTTTCGACGGTCTTCGCCTTCGTCTCTTCGCTCTTTGCGATTGCGAGCTGCGTGTCGGCTTGCGCCTTCATCGCCCTGGCTTGCGCCTCGGCTGCGGCTGCCTGGAGGTAGAGCGCTTGCGGGTCTGGCTGCTGCTGCTGCGCGGCTGCGGCCATCTCCTTCGCCTCTTCTTCGGTAGGCTTCACGACGCCGATCGCGACGAGCTTCTTACGCGCGAATTCGCGCACGTCGGTCATTCCTTCGCCGTCCATGTTCATAAGCATTAGCTGCTCGATGATGCCTGACGTCTGCGGGTCTTTTGTAATCTGCAAGAGGCTCATGTACGCGCGTTGCTCTGCGTCTCGGCGGCTCTGCGTCGACGGCCCGACCTCGGAGACGACGTCGAACGATGCGCGCGAGAGGTCGTTCTGGAGCTCGATGCCGCCGTCGTTTCCGATCGTCGGCTTCTGAAGCTCGACGGTCGACACGTTGCCCGAGTCGCCGATCGTCTTCATCTTGCGTTTCTCTTCGACGTAGACCTCGCGAGCCATTGAGAGCCAGATTTCGCCGCAGCGTTTCATCGCCTTAGCGAAGTTGCTCATGTAAATAAATGCGTTCTGGTCGATGCGATTCGTGACCGCTTCGACCGCGCGACCGCTGACGCCCGACACGAGCTTGTCAGCGCCTTCGGGGTTGCCGAGCGTGTCGCGAATGTCTTGCTCGCTCATCTGAATGACGGCTGCGAGCGCTGGCGACACCTGCGGAGGCTTCGTGTAGCCGACGGGGCCTACGACCTGCACCGAGCCGTCGGCCTGCGTGACGGGGTTCACGAGCAGGAAGGGGCGATTCACGAGGTTGTCGGTGCGCCACTGCTCGGCAATCTCACCGGCCACTTGCTCGGGCAAGAAGATGGGCTTCTCGATGGGCGAGAGCGCGGCAATCTCGGTGAGCTTGCTCTTCTGCATGTTGCTGAGCCGCTGCGCATCTTTCGCGAGGCGTACGACGCCCATGCAGCGCTCGACGTTGTCGACGAACCATCGCTTGCCGTAGACGGGCACGATCGGAATGCACCGCCCGGGGATGTAGCCTTGATCTTCGAGCACCTTGCCGCCGCTCATCACGTATTTGTGGACGCGCTTCTGCTTGCGGCGACGCTGCGGGAGCTCGACTGCGCCTGTCGACGAAAGCATCTGCTCAAGGTTCTCATCGTCGTCGAAGTCTTCGCGCGCGTAGCTTTGCTCCGAGCCGTCGAGGAGCTGAAAGACGCGCTGAACCTCGGTGCGCTCTTCGATGCGGTAGTACTCGGCGACGTAGACGACGTCGGGCGTGCACCAGTCGTACTGCGAGCGCGACACGAGCTTCGGCCACGTCGACGGGCTGTCGCCGTAGCGCTCTTGGTAAGCCTTCGTGCTCATCGACGTGACGACGAAAGCGAAGCGAGCGTCGCTCTTGTCCTGGCGCTTCGCTTCGAGGTCGAAGAAGACCGAAGTGTCGGCGTCGAAGATGGGCTCGATGCGAATGCGCTGCTTGTCGTTGTCGGGGTCGAGCTCGTCCTCCCAATCGGAGCGCAGCCGCCACGCGCCGAAGCCACCGCCGACCGCTTCTTCGAAGGCGTTGTCGTACGCCTCGTCGGCGACTGAATCCTGCTCGTCGGCGCGGTAGAGCCCGCCGCACACGTCGGCGAGCTTATCGTCTGCGCCGTCCTTCGAGATGAAGTCGACCGAGATGCGATTCGCTCGGTACTCCGAAACGATGCGCATCACCGAGAGGTGGATTTTGTTAACCTCGATGCGCGGCTTATTCTCGAACTGCGCGAGCCAGGGGCCTTCCCACTGCGCGCCAGCAATCGAATAGAAACGCCGGTCGTCGAGGCACTGACGGCGCTCGGCTTGCAGCGCGTACTGGATGTCGTCGTACTGCGTCAGCGCTTCGTCGTGGATGCGTGCGAAACGGGCTTCTTTCGATTCGGCCATGCGCGCGACGGTATCACTTGCGCCAGCCGGACGCCATGCTGCCGATGTTCACCGCTGCGGCGGGGCGTACAGCCTGCACCCGGCGAGCGCCCTCGCAGGCGTAGCGCAGGGCGTCGATGATGTGATTGTCGCGGTCTTCGAGCACCGGGAGCACTTTGCCGGTGAGCGGGTCGGCCTTGTACGAATACAGCGTGAGCTCGTCGACGAGGTGCGTGCAGCGCGGGTGGACAACGATGTCGTGCGAGCGCAGCCACTCGACGCCCTCTTCGAGCGAGCGCGGTCCCTTCACCGCCGACATGATCTTCGGGTAGCCGTTCTTGCGCAGGTGCGAGATCGTCTCGGGGCGTGCGGAGTCGGCGACGATGGGCCAGCGTTCGGAGTCGGGCACGGTCGAGAAGAGCGTCGGCGTGTCGGTGATTTCGCAGCCGACCATATACGCCTCGTAATCGACGAAGAGCGTGCGGCCCTCGACGTAGCAGCGCACGAGGACTGTCGGGTCGACGGCAAATCCCCAGTCGGCACCGAACCGAATCACGGCGTCCTTCGGTGCCTCGAACTCTTCGACGCGCCAGTTGTTGAACACGCGGCGCTCGGAGTTGCGCAGGTACTCGCCTTGCCACACGTGGCGGAACTTATCCGGGTCGCGGCGGCGGTCGTATTCGAGCTCGGCGCGCAGCACGCCGGGGAACCACGGGTTCGACTCGGCGTTGACGGAAACGACGACGGCATCGGGGGGCGGCGTGTCGCCTCGGAGGAGCGCATCGACGGGGTCGGTTGACTGCGAGGGATTCCACGTGAACCACAGCTCGGAGCCAGGGCGGCGAATCGTCGGGCGGAGCAGGTCGAGCGAGCGCTGCGAGAGGCTCTGCGCCTCTTCGACCCAGGCGCAGTCGTAGCCTTCGAGCGACTTAATCGAGTCGGCGGTGTGGTTCTGCATCCCTTGAAAGATGATGCGCCCGTCGCCCTTCCTCGATTTGATGACCGTATCCTGCACCTCGAAGTAAGCGGCGACGCCGAGCGCTTCAATCTTCGCCTCGATGAGCCGCTTCACGGACTGGTTCAGGCTCTTCTGCACTTCGCGCACGCAGACCGTCGAGCGGTTTGCATCGAGCACGTGCGCTTCGACGAGGGCCTCTGCGAAGGCGTGCGACTTGCCGGACCCTCGCCCGCCCCACGCGCCCTTGTAGCGCGCCTTGCCGAGCAGGGGCAGCATCCATCGGGGCGTCTCGATGCGAAGCGTCCTAGCGGCATCGTGGCGCGATGCCGGCGGCTTGGCGAGTTTAGCCGCCATCGGGCTTCACCTTGTCTACGATAACGCGCTCGATGCGCGAGAGCTCCAGAGGTCCGCCGTCTGCGCCCGTGATTTCGTGCCGCTCGGTCTCACGCCAGCGAGCCTGCGTCTTCAGGAAGAAGATGGCCGAAGTCGTGTCGCCGCTTAGAGCCTTTTGAATCAGCCCTTGGGCGACCTTCGCGACAACCTTGCTTTTGCCGCGTTTATACAGTTCGCCAATGCTCGGGTCTCGCTCCATAATCGCGAAGAACGTCGTGCGCCCGATGCCGAAATAGTCGGCGACCTGTTCGGCGGAAAGAAACGCCGCGAGCGTTTCGACCTCGCCGCGCTGCTTGTCGGTGAGCTGCTTCGCTGGGCGTCCTGCCTTGCCGTTAGCCATTAGCTTGCCTCGTCAAACGCGACGCCATCGGCTTCGCGCATTGCCTTCTTGCCGGTGAATTCCTGCCAGCGCTTCACGATTACGTCGCAGTAAGCGGGGCTGATTTCCATGCCGTAGCACTTGCGGCCTAGTTGCTCGGCGGCGATGAGCGTGGTGCCGGAGCCACAGAAGGGCTCGTAGACCAATCCTTCAGGAACAAACTCAAGTGACCACACCATCACGCGAACCGGCTTTTGCGTTGCGTGTTCTTTCGCTCCGTCTGCTTGATGCGTTCGCGGACATTCAATCCTTTTTGCGTTCTTGTCCATGTTGGTCCAAGCGAGTTCGACCGAAGACATTGTGGGAAACTCTGGTTTATCCCATGCGAGCCAACATCGGGAAGCGGGCGTAACAAAATAGTTTCCTCCCCACACCACGGATGGGACGCCCAACGCCACAACCATATCGAAAAACTGCTGCGAAGTCGTGGCGTCCCATTCGCGCATAACATCGAGCTGCTGATTATTTTTTGCCCATGTTCCGCCGTGCATCAACGAACCGATTCCATAAGGCGGGTCAGTTACAACCGATTCCACCTTCTCCCCGCCCATCAGCCTCTCGACGTCCTCGGCCTTCGTCGAGTCGCCGCAAAGCACGCGATGAGCCCCGAGGAGCCACAGGTCGCCGGGCTTCGTCGTCGGCACCACGGGGGCCTCGGGCACCTCGTCGGGGTCGGTGAGGCCCTCGGTGCCGCCTGGCGTGAGCGCGGCAATCTCGTCGCCGTCGAATCCCGTCAGGTCGAGGTCGAATCCAAGATCGCCAAGCTCGCCGAGTTCGAGCGCGAGAAGCTCGGAGTCCCACTCTGCGAGGTCGGCCATGCGATTGACCGAGATGCGGAACGCCTTCACCTGCGCGTCGGTGAGGTCGTCGGCGAGCACGACGGGCACCTCGGCGAGCCCGAGCTTGCGCGCTGCCTTGAGGCGCAGGTGGCCATCGACGACGAGCCCGTCGGACTTGGCGATGATAGGCACGCGGAAGCCGAACTCGCGAATCGCAGCGGCCACGCGGTCAACGGCGTGGTCGTTCTTGCGCGGGTTGCGCGCGTAGTCGATGAGCCGTTCGATCGGCCATTGTTCGATGTTCATGCTTCTCCTGCGGCACGATACCACGTGCCCTTCGTCTCGCCCATGCGGACGATGAGCCCCCGTGCGACTGCCTCGGATAGCGCGGCGTAGGTCGTCGTCCGCCCCCAGCCGAGCGCCTTGCGCACGCCCCTCGCCGTTGCGCGCTCTTGGCCCAAGGAGGCGTCGCGCACGGCGGATGCAAGCTGCGCTAGGGCGTCGGCCGAAAAGCCGCCCTTGCGGCCGC